CCCTCGCCTCTCGTACCACTACAACGACGACTCGCTCAAGCAGGAGCTCTACATCGGCCAGATTCAAGACCTCGACAAGATCGTCGCAGGCAAGTCCAAGACCCCGCGCCTCTGGTTCCCAGCCGATGCCGACGTCGAGTTCGCCACCGAGTTCACCCATGAGCAGCTCGTGCCCGACAAAACCAAGGCCGACAAAACCAAGCTCAGCTGGCACAAGACCGGCACAAACGACTACGCCGACGACGTGAAGGTCGCCAAGATCGCCTGGCAGATCCTCGGTCCCCAGATCCTCGAGGCGAAGCAGAAGGCCGCAGCTGCCGCGGCCGCCGCCAAGCCCACCACCCCGCCACCGGCCTGATGGCTGGATTGACACCCGCCCCGTCTCGTGGACGACGCCTCCAAAATCGAGACCATCAAGCAATACCTCCGCGTCAAGCACGGCACCGGCGCCACCGCCATCGCCATCCTGCGCCAGCTCATGGATCAGCTGGCCGGCGAGGCCACCGACTCCGTCACGCTCACGGGCGGCACCTTCGAGGGCGGGCAGCACACCGGCCAGGTCAACTTCCCCAAGATCATGTACCTCCAGTGCGTGCTCTCCCGTCTATCGGAGCTCGACCCGACCATCGAGACGGGCGCCCTGTCCGTCACCTTCGCCAGCTTCAACAGCCGGTTCCTCGAGCTCTAAGCCATGGCCTCGCCCAAATCCGCCCCGCGCGCCCGTGATGAGCACGGTCGATTCCTTCCCGCCCCTGCCCCCGCCACGCCCGCTCCCGATCAGCCCCAGGCCGAGACGTCTCCGCTCCAGGCTCAAGCTGGTTTCGATTACGGCTACTCCGGCCTGATCGGCTATGGTACGCAGGGCTATGCTGGCGTGGGCAGTTCACGCCATCGGCAATTCCCCTGGTTCCCGCAGCTCGACACGCGGAAGGAGATCACGCCCTACACGCGCGTTGAGGCCCTGCGCCGCAACCGGTATTGCAAGGCGAACATCGGCTTCTACCGCCGCCTCCTGAAGGGCGCCGCACTGATGGTCGCCGGGACCGGCCTGGAGGTTCATCCCACCACCACCGACCTCGAGTGGAACAAGCTCGCCCGCGATCGCTTTAACGCCCGCACGGGCCAGGCGGCCATCTTCGACCTCGGCGGCCGGTTCAACTTCTCCGCCTCCCAGCTCCGTCTCCTCGAGTGGTCCTATGGCGACGGCGACTGCGGTGTCGCCCTCACCGAGTCCGCCGCCGGCCTCGCCCGGGTCGCCTTCTACGAGGGCCACCAGATCGGCTCCGGCAAGCTCGCCCCTGGCGAGGAGGAATACTGGCGCGATGGCGTCCGCGTCGACCCCGCCACCAACGCCCCGCAGCTCTACCGCCTCCTCGGTGGCGACACCGTCAACGCTTTCTACGCCACCGAGCAGACCGATGTCCCCGTGCAGGATTTCATCTACTTCGGCGAGTATGAGTCCAACGGTCAGACGCGCTGCATCACGCGCCTACACTCCGCGCTCAACCATGTCTTCGACCGCGCCGAGATCCACGCCGCCCTCAAGGTCGCCCTGAAACAGACCGCCCAGAAGGGCGAGGTCATCGAGACCGACATCGGCGGAGCCAATCCCAAGGCACCGGGCATGGAGATGCTGCTTGGCCCACGCCAGACCGCCGCCACCTTCACCAACCCCGACACCGGCGCCGTCACCAACATCACGCACGAGCAGCTCTACGGCGCCGGCCAGATCCTTCGCCTGAATCCCGGCCAGAAGGTCAAGGTCATCGCCGATACCCGTCCCTCCAACGAAATGAGCACCTTCCTCGAGGAGGTGCTCGTCCGCGAGTGCGCCTGGGGTTTTGGCCTTCCGCCCGAGGTCATCTGGAACATCGCCTCCCTCGGCGGCGCCAACACCCGCTTCATCCTCGCTTCCGCCCAGCAGTTCATCGAGCAGCAGCAGCAGTTCCTCATCGACACCTACTGCGCCCGCCTGTGGATCTACACCATCGCGAAGGAGCTGAAGTACGGCGGCCTCCGCGCCTGTCAGGATCCCATGTGGTGGAAGCACCAGTGGATCACCCCGCCGCGCATCACCGTCGACTTCGGCAAGGACGGTGCCCTCTACCTCAAGCAGCTCGGCGCCGGTGCCCTCACCTACAAGCGGCTTTACGGGTGGCAATCCCTCGACTCCGAGGAGGAGCTCAACCAGCACCTCGATGAGGTCAGGTTCATTGTCGATGGCCTCAAGACCCGCAAGGTCGCCATCGCCGACTACCTCGCCCTCCGCGCCGACGCCGCCGCATCTTCTCGCGTGGCTGCCGCCGTTCCCGAGGATCCCGCCGCCCCAGCCCCCCAGCAGTCCACCGGGTATTAACACCCATTTTCAAACCACTTTGCCACGTGGCAAAGTTTTAACTCGTTCCAAATGAACCCCCGCACTTTCCATCCCGTCCCGCCGCGCGAGATCCTCGCCTCCTTTGTCACGTCCCCGATCCTGATGCGCCCCGACCGCATCGGCGCCCTGCTCGTCGACCTGCAATCCGGCCAGGCTCCGCGGGCCCAGCCGCGGCTGGATATGCCCGCCGATGACGATGCCGACGACTACGTCATGCCGTGGGATGAGCCCATCTACACCGTCGCCGGCGGCATCGCCGTTCTCCTGGTGCAGGGTCCCATCGTCAAGGGCTACGACGCCTGCACCTGCTGGTACTGGGGCCTCGCCTCGCTCGATCGCATCGAGGCCGCCTGCGACGAGATCGCCGCCCGGCCCGACATCGCCATCGTCGTTTTCCGCATCAACTCCCCCGGCGGCATGGCTCAGGGCACGCCCGAGTGCGCCGCCGCCATCGCCCGCCTCGGCGCCTCCGGCAAGTTCACCCTCGCCTTCACCGATACCCAGGCGTGCTCCGCCGCCTACTGGCTCGCCGCCGCCTGCGCCCAGATCAAGTGCACCGGCTCCGCCGACGTCGGCTGCATCGGCACCTACATCAGCTTCTACGACTACACCCAGCTGCTAACCGACCAAGGCATCAAGCTCGAGCTCTTCAAGCGCGGCGACTACAAGGCCCTCGGCCTCCCTGGTAATCCACTCGACGACCAGCAGCGCGCCTTCCTCGACGCCGATGTCGGCCGCACCAACGACCGCTTCCTCGCCGCCGTCCGCGCCGGCCGGGGCGATGTCGCCGACTCCACCATGCAGGGCCAGTGGTTCGACGGCGATGAGGCCGTCGCCCTCAAGCTCGCCGACGAGGTCGTCACCAACTTCTCCTCCCTCATGGCCGACATCACCGGCAAGCTCAACCAGGTCCTCATGCAGGCGAGCCTCGGCTGAAAGATATTCCCCCCATAGCCAGCGTCCCAGCCCCCATGGCCATTCGGCCATGGGGGCTTTCTTTTGACACGGCCCGGTTGGCAATATGTCCGCCACCGCCCCCGCCCAACAGGGCAAGTTCGTCGCGTTCCTCGCGCAGATTTCCGGTTTCAAGGCCCGCGCCGAAAAGGCCGAGTCCGACCTGTCCGCATCGCAAACCCTGACCAAGGATCACGAGGCCACCATCTCCCGCCTCCAGGCGGATGCCTCCACCCACGCCGACGCGCTCGCCGCTGCCAACACCGCCAAGCTCGCGGCCGAGGCTTCCGCTGTTTCCGCCGGTTCCGCGCTCTCCAGCCTATGCTCAGCCCTCGGCCTGAAATCCGAGGACATTGCGGGCAAGAAGCCCGACGAGATCTCCGCCGCCTTCACCGCCCGCGTCTCCGCCCGGGCCGCCGACCAGCTCGCCGAGCTGGGCTTCGCCCCCGAGGCGCTACCCGCCTCCGGCGCTCCCGTCGGCACGCCCGCCGCGGAGAACACCATGACCTACGCCGAATTCTCGGCCCTCAACGCCTCCGACAAGATGAAATTCTCCGTCGGTGGCGGCCGCCTCGTCGGCTGATCCCCGCCCCCTTTCCACTCCCCACTCAACTCCAACTGATTTTTTCCCATGTCCAATACGCTCACCTCCCTCATCCCCGATGTCTACGCCGCGCTCAATGTCGTGTCGCGCGAGCTCATCGGTTTCATCCCGGCTGTCGCCCGCAGTTCCAATGCCGACCGGGTCGCCCTCAACCAGACCCTCCGCTCGACCGTCGCGCCCACCGCCACCGTCGGCGACATCACGCCCGCCATGGCCTTCCCGGCCGCCGCGGACCAGACCATCGCCAACAAGACGCTCACCATCTCCAAGAGCCGCTGCGCCGGTTTCTCCTGGACGGGTGAGGAGCAGCTCGGCGTCAACGCCGGCCCGGGCTACCTGACGATCCAGCAGAACCAGATCGCCGAGGCCTTCCGCGCCCTGGTCAAGGAGGTCGAAGGCGATCTCGCCGCGATTGCCTACAAGAACGCCTCGCGCGCCTACGGCACCGCCGGCACCACGCCCTTCGCATCCGACCTGTCCGACACGGCCCAGCTGCGGAAGATTCTCGACGACAACGGCGCGCCCGCCAGCGACCGCCACCTGATCTTCAACACCACGGCCGGTGCCAAGGTCCGCACCCTGAGCCAGCTGACCAAGGCCAACGAGGCGGGCAACGATACCCTGCTCCGCCAGGGCACCCTGCTCAATATCCACGACTTCTCGCTGCGCGAGTCGAACAAGATTTCCCCGGTCACCGCCGGCACGGGCACGGGCTACCTCATCAACAATGGCGCGGGCTACGCCGTCGGCGCCACCGCCCTCACGGTCGACACCGGCAGCGGCACCATCCTCGCGGGCGACGTCATCACCCTCGCGGGCGACACCAACAAGTACGTCGTCGCCACCGCCCTCGCGGCCAATGTCGTCACCCTCGCCGCGCCCGGCCTCCTGGCCGCGCATGCCGACAACGACGCCATCACCGTCGGCGCGGCCTTCACGCCCAACGTCGGCTTCAGCCGCAACGCCTTCGTGCTCGCCACCCGCCTCCCCGCGGTCCCGCAGGAGCGCGATCTGGCCCTGATGCGCGAGATCATCACCGATCCCTTCTCCGGCCTCAGCTTCGAGCTGGCGGCCTACCCCGGCTACCGGATGGTCAAGTACGAGCTCGGCCTGAACTGGGGCGTCGCCGCCTTCAAGCCCGAGCACGCCGCGATCCTCCTGGGCTGATCCACTTGGTTGTTGCTCATTGGTGTTAGGTTCATCCCCCGGCCGGCGCTCAGCCGCCGGGGGTTTTTTTCGCCAGATTTTTGCGCAGCAAGAAATCGGGACAAACCCCGGGCCGGCAGCAGCCGACAACGGGGTCCCCCTCCAGCCTCCTCCTCCGGTGTCCCTCCTCTCCCAGTCCAAGTCCCTCGCCCGGCTCGGCGCCCGCTGGCGCTCCGATCTCTACGGTGTGCGCGTCACGCTGGGCTCCGACACCGACTCCCGCCAGTGCTCCAAGTCCCCCAGCAAGGCCACGCGCACCGCCGCCGAGCAGGGCACCGGCTACATCCAGCGCGTCATCGCCACCTTCATGTCCTCGCCCACCTGGCCGGTCCGCCCGGCCCTTGGCAGCGAGTTCACCATCACTGCCAGCCCCGAGAACCCCGCCGACATCGGCACCCGCTGGCGCGCCTACGACGTCACCCTCGCCGCCTCCGGTGAGGAGGACCGTTCTGTCTGCTTCCGCCTGGACTGATCGCCATGGATCCCGTCGTCACGCTCGTCGAGGACAACATCACGCCCACCCTCGAGCGTTACGCCGAGGTCATGGGCCGCACCATGCGGACCACCGTCAGGCGTGCTGCGCGCGGCGTCACCCGTCGGATCATCTCCATCACGCCGCCCGCTTCCGCGGGCACCACGGGCCGCGCTGCCTATCAGCAGGGCCGCCAGCGCATCGCCTCCGATCTCTCCAGCGTGCTCGCCCCGGTGAAGCTCAAGGGCCGCCGCGTCATCTCCATGGTCTTCGGCCGTCCCATCTCCCATCCGGTCACGGTGCCGACCACCGAGCGCTACCCCGATGTAGAGCAGGTTTACGCTTCCCAGTCCCATTTCCGCGGTCGGGGTCTCGGGTTCCACGCCTCCAAGCACGGCAACAAGTTCTTTGTCGATGCCCGCAAGTTTCGCACGCTGCTCACCGAGCGCCAGGCCCGCGTCGGCCGGCTCGCCTCCGGCTGGCTGGCCCCCGCCCAGGCTCTCGATGTGCCGGTGCCCGCCTGGGTCGTCCGCCATGGTTCCAGCCGCGGCGCGGTCCGCGTCATCGAGGATGCCACCAGCTCCCGCATCACTGCCGTCAACTACGCCCCGGGCCTGCCGGCCAACGTCCGCTCCGAGCTCAAGCGCCGCATTGGCTACGCCATGGCCTACCAGCGCGCCGCCATGCGCCGCGAGATCGACCACATGGTGCTCAAAAACGCCGGCGATTCCGGCATCACCACCACACGCTCTCCCGCTCCCATCACCTCCTGATTCCCATGAGCAACGCCCTCACCGATTCACAGCTGGCGCTCTTCGCCAAGGTCTTCGACTTTCGCACCCAGTTCACCAAGGCGGCCCGCCAGATCCTCGACGGCTACCGCATCACCGCCACCATCCTCGGCCCCGGCTCTGGCAACCAGCAGGTCCCGCGCGCCTATACCTCCGTCGATTTCCAGCGCGGCGGCGCCGACCCGACATACAAGGCGCCCATCAACCTCGACTTCGGCGGCGGCATGATGCGCAACAGCCAATATGCCAAGTTCACCGGCATCCTTTCCATCCTCAATTCCTGCCCCTACGAGACCGAGCCGGAGAGCGGCAACGCGTACATCACGCAGGACCACGCCCGCCTCCTCGACGAGCTTTGCGCTCAGGAATCCGCGATCTTCATGGAGGCCCTGCAACCGTTCACCGCCGACTTCCTGCCTTACCTCGACATCCAGCGCCTGGTTGAGATCGAGCCCGACGAGCGGCCCCCCGCCGAGCGCGAGGTCAACATCGCGATGATGCGGTGGCGCGTCGACTTCGTCATCCGCCGTGGCCAGTTCCCGCCGACGGCGTAGGCGCATCCGCACCGGCATTTGACACCGCCGCCCTGACAACATGTCAGCCACCGACCCGCATTTCACGGACGGCCGCAGCGCCATCCTGGACCCCATCGTCGAGGTCCTCAACCTCACCGGCGACGGCACCACCTACCAGCGCTACGACTACCTCTCCGACAACCTCGACTGGGAGGCCATGCGCAAAGTCTTCCAAGATGCCGACGGCTCCCACCTCGGCTCCGACACCCGCACCGGCCCGCTTTCCGGCTCCATCTCGCTGCAGAAGAATCTCGCGAGCTACAAATTCCCCAAGCCCGGCCACATCGTCCACCTCGCCCGCGGCAACGACGACTTCTACCTCATCTCCGGCAAGGCTGGCCGCTCGTTCACGCGCAACGAGATTTCCAAGGGCTCCTTCGATGTCCTGCAGGCCATCAACCCGATCATCGCCTCGCTTCTCACCGAGCTCTACGGTGGCCGCTACCTGCTCGCGCAGGCCCACGCCACGGCCATCCCCGCGGCCCTGACTGCCGCCCAGGTGCTGGTCAACACCCGCGCCGGTTCCACCATCGCCTACAGCCTCGCTGCCAGCCCGGGCAGCACGGTCCCGAGTTACCTGGCGATCGACGGCACCACCGGCGCCATGACCTTCACCGCTCCGACTGCCGGCACCTATGAGGTCGACGTGGTCGTCACCGAGACCCTCGCCAACCAGCCCACCCGCACCGGCTTCGTCCACCTCTCCATCATCCTCTCCTGATCCCGAGCCGATCTCGACCTCCCAGCCCCGGCCGGTGTTCACCGCCGGGGCTGTTCTATTTCTGGCTCCAAGCTCTCCGCTCTCCACTCATATGCCGATCAACGACAAATTCCTCGCCGCCCGGGCCGCCGAGCGTGGCCGGCGGCTGATCACCTACCTGCCCCATCCGCCGGCCCTGCGCCTGCCCCTGGCTTGGCCGGACGGCTTCTGGGGCCGCTTGGGCCGTCTCCTCCGCGGTTCCCACCTGCTGACCGTGCTGGCCCACTACACCGAGCGCCAGCGCATCGAGCTCTTCTTCGCCTGCAACGCCTTTCTCACCGGCCTCCCGCCAACCCATGGCGACGTCCAGTATTTCCTCTGGCGCCTGCACCCCGATTTCATCCGTCCCGATGGCGAGCTGCCCAACCGCCGCCACCCGGGCCAGCCGCCGCGCTATGCCACCCCGGCCGAGGTCAAGCGTTCCCTGCGCATTCTCCGGTCCATCGAGCGCCTCGTGCCGCTGGTCGATCTCGCCGTCGCCACCGGCACCATCCGCGGCTTCCTCGCCGGGACCGAGCAGGACCGCCAGGGCGCCACCGATGCCACTGTGACGGTCTCCCGCGTCGCCCCCGAGCCCAACCCGTGGGACGATCTCTGCGAATACTTCGGGCGCGACTACGGCCTCACCCGCGACGAGGTGCTCGACTCTCCCCGCGCTTGGCTCTTCCAGTTGCACCGCTCCCACGTCCTCCGCACCGATCCCGAGGGCGACCTCAAGATCTTCGCTCCGTCGGATGATTTCCTTGCCGGCCCGCCATCCGGTGCACCCGCCCCCGCCTAAGCCATGTCCGACGACCTGTCATACTCCCTCGGCCTTCAGATCGAGAATTTCCAGCAAGGTGCGCACGAGGCCATCGCCCAGACGCGGGAAATCCACCACGAGCTCCGCGGCATCCGCACGGCCATCGAGGCAGGCGGTGTCGGCGTCATCGCCATCAGCTTCCTGCGCGATGTCGCCGACTGGGCCGAGAAATCCGGCGACAAGCTCGACTCCAACGTCCAGGCGCTCATCCGCTGGAAGCACGCCGCCGCCGATGGCGGCGATGCCATCAAGGGCTTCGCGGCTGGTCTTATCGGCCCGATCATCAAGGCCGGCGAGGGGCTGGGCATGATGCTCCGCGGCATCTACGAGGGCGTCCACAACCCCTCATCGACCAAAAGCCCCCTGCAGATGCTTAAGAACATTGCGCAGGCTTGGAAGGATATCGGCGCCGCCGAGTTCACCTCGCAGGCGCTCGACCAGCAGCAGCTCACCGATGGCGCCAACCGCACCAAGCAGCTCGACGAGCAGGCCGCCAAGCTGAAGGAGATCCGCGCCGAGGCCGCCAAGCTGGGGCAGGCCGACATGGACTACAACTTCTCCCAGCTCAGCACCGCCCAGCAGCTCAACCAGCTCCTCTCCATCCGCAAGCTGATCGAGTCCGACCTCGCCAACTTCAAGGGCAAGGAGCCCGACCGCGAGAAGCTTATCAACGAGCTGACGGCCAACGGCACCGAGATCGCGAAGACTCGCGATAAGCAGGCCAAGGAGGGCGTCAAGACCGAGAAGGACCTGACCGCCGAGCTCGAGCGCCAGGCCCGCATTGCCGAGAAGGCCCGCAAGGACGAGGAGGGCCGCGCCCAGGCCGCCAAGATGACGCAGCAAGCCTACGAGTCGGTCATGTTCGGCGTCACCAATGGCGGCTACAGTTCCCAGCAGATTCAGGAGGCCAGCTCCGGCTCCCTCTCCGAGGCCGTCCGCCGCAACAACCAGAAGCTCTCCGGCCTCCAGTCCAATCCCGGTTCCGCCTTCGACTACGGCAACAGCCTGGAGATCACGCGCATCAACAACGAGAACGCCCGCCTCCAGGCCGAGCTTTCCCTCCGCTCTGGCATCGCCCGCGATCGTGCCGCCCTTGGCGATGCCGGCGCCCGCCGCGCCTTCCAGGGCGATCCCCTCGTCTACGACAAGCTCGTCCAGCAATTCGGCGGCTCCCAGAGCGAGCAGCAGAAGCAGACCCAGCTCCTGCAGGACATCAAGGACCAGCAGCGCCGCGGCCTGAAGGTCGTGCCTCTTGGCACGACTGGCACCCTCCCCGCCCAGAACCCCGCCGGCCCGTCCATTCCCTCCTGAT